CTACGATGCAAGAATCCATACCAATAAGCATCCGATAATTGGGAAAGAAAAATCCAACAAACTTCCCACATCCCACACGCGTGGATCAAAACCGCCCCACCACGGCATATTCATACGCTTGCCATGCACGAACATTTCAATCCAGCGATATTCTGCCTGGGTGTGTTCACGCGCAATGAAGAACGTACAACCGGCTATCGCCCCGTAAGCCCAGTTTCCGGTAAAAAGACCAGCCAGTACCTGCACCGCTACGGCACAAAGCGCATGAAGTATCGACGTGATATCCATCTGCTATCCTTAAAACCACTCCCTGAGCGGGCGCTCTGGTGTAACCACCCACTCACGGAACACGGAATCATCAAATCCATCGTCAAGAAGACGAATATTAACAAAGTACCCTTCGTCTCGCGTGTATTCAGGCTCCCCGTCAGCAGAAACACCTGACTCACTGAACGTAAAACCAATCTCATCAACCAGAATGGCATTCTGCAGCTCTTCGTCCTCTTCCCAGTTAAGTTTCCTGAGAAATGCCCTGAAATCTGCTTTATCACTGAAACGCAACGTGAAATCTCTCACTCCACAACCTCCCCAAGCTGCGCATCTGTTAGCTCTTTATGCCAGAGACGAAAATTCCTCACATGCCCAAATAAATGGCGTAATCCTGCTGTAGTTTGTCCACCAATGCGAATGGTTGCTGTACTCCGGATATATTCCCATGTGGTTTTTGTTTCGCTGGATATACGCCCGTTACTTACTGCACATGTAGACTGATCTGACTTTACACGCATCCCCATAACCATTTTTTTCAACGATGCGTTTTCGTTAACACGCCTATTTGATCCACCAATATCGCAATAAGGAAATCCGTCTGGCCCATCTGCCGAAGATCCGAAGCCAAGAATAATAGCCGCTCCGGTTTGATGACCGCCGGTATCAAAAACACGTGGCGCTGCATTTGGCGTTTTATACCAGTTCTTATGTACCTCACAAAGAACCGTAAAAGGAAGATTATAAAGATTATTCTTAATCGGAACTGTAACCATATCGCTTGCGCGCGTCGCCGCCGTCGTTCCTGATATAATAAAAGATGATACACACGAACCATCCTCAACCTGAGGAGTGGCCAGATAAATATAGTCACCAGATTCAACGACGCCACCAGATTTTGGTGCGTATTGTATTGCAGAGGTTATGTAAGTTTCTTTACTTGCTTGAATCGTTGCCTCTACAAAAATCCAGCCCGTAGCTTCATCTTTGTTAACTCGTGCGGTGAGCCTGTCGGCAGCTACACCGGTGATTTCAACCAATAAAGACCGCGTATTAACAATGGCATATCCAAGATTAGATGAAGCGCTGCCATCGAAGGCTTCAAACCTGATCCTTAACAGGAGTTCCAAATCCGTTTTAAATCTGCACGATGTCGTCACACACTTATTATCGCCTGATACATCGACAGCCCCCGAGGTTGAAACTACTGCCATATTAAGGGTTGTACTTTGCCCAATTAATGATTCATTACAAACAAACTTTCCATAAGTAAAACCAAAACTATCAGTTCCAACCTCAGCGACATTCATATTTGCAGATTTACCCCAAGAAGCTGGAGTTGCTGAATTCAACATGTAGTTGGTTCGCTGACCTTCAATCAATAAACCTTCTTTTTCAAATCGTGGCTCATTAATTTCCGCCGTTTTCAGTTCGCCAGATTTGTTGATATATGTTGCCGTTGATGCGCGACTGAAATTAACCTGTTTATCACTGGCAACCTGAACCACATTATCACCAATCTTCACTTTTTTATAACCCGGAGAATAGCCCGTAATCATATCCAGCGAATCATTAAAGGGTATCCACACATCCGGCAGCGGCTGTAAAACATATCTGTACGGCTCTGCTGTCTGGTTTGCGTATTCTCTGGCAGCATCTTCACTTGCTTTTGCTGCCGTCTGGCTTGCTGCCGATGCTTTCGCCGAGTTCGCCGCCGCTGTTTCGCTCACCTTTGCGTTGGCTTCACTGTCTTTGGCATTCGTCTCACTGGTTTTCGCTGCCGTCTGGCTGGATTTTGCGTTTTTTTCGCTGGCCTTTGTGGCTGTCTCGCTATTTTTCGCGCTGGTTTCTGATTTTTTGGCTGCTGTCGCGGAGTTTGCCGATGCAGTCTGCGAGGCCGCTGCCGCCTGTGCGCTGTTAGCTGCATTCGTTTCTGAGGTTTTCGCCGCATTCTTCGATGAGGCTGCTGCCGTTTCGGATTTCTTTGCCGCCGCTGCACTCTGTGATGACGCTCCGGCATGACGTGCCACTTCATTCACCATCAGCTCAAAACGGCGCAGTGCCTCCGGACGGGCATCATCCTCCGTCATGGCACCGAGAAAATCATTCAGCGTACCTGGTCTGGAACCTTCATAGACGGTAATGGTCCCGGCATGTGAAGGTGGAAAACCTTCAACCAGCAGGGTGACGCTGTACTGACCATGCTCAACATCCATGCTGTAACGCCCGGCTTCATCCGGATTTTCAGAGGCCACCGTGTTCACCACCACCGTGCTGCTGGTCCGTCTGGCCTTCAGCACAATGGTGCAGTTCTGTACTGGTTTTCCTGTGCCATCTTTAAGCACGCCAGAAATTTTTACTGTCATACTTTTCCACCAATAAAAAAAGCCCGCAGCAGTGACGCCACGGGCTTCAGGACAGTGTAACTTTACGTTTCCTCAAACGCAGTTCACTCCATAAGGCGGATGAACCTGCGTATCATAACAATATTTACAGAAGATAAATCGGCGTCTGTTGTCAGAAACGGTATCCGATACCAACAATAAATGCATCCGTTCGCCAGTCGCCACTGCCGGAGCCTTCATAAGCAAGGTCAATGGCCACGGATTCGGTCGGGTTAAACTGCACGCCAGCCCCCCACGCCAGAGAGGTATTGCTGTGGCGACCGTCATCACTTCCGGTCAGCACGTCGTGCGTTTTCCCCTTGTTGTCAGTTACGCGGAGATAATCCCCGGAGAAAGTCGACACACGGCTGTAAGCCACACCCGCCATCGCATACGCGCTGAACCATTCATTCACGCGCACAGACGGCCCCGCCATTACGCTGAACCAGCGGTTACGCACGGAATCTTCATGCCAGCGGGTATCGCTGTAATGCGTTTTTTGTTCATCTTCTGCGTCGGCATAACTGAAGGACGTAATCAGCCCCAGCGTGTCCGTAAATTCATAACGGTATTTCACGTTAATCCCGTTCAGATTATCGCTGCCGGGAGCGTTCGTACGGGCATGAAGATACCCCGCGCTCAGTGTGGACTGATGTTCAGACGCCCATGCAGGCGCACCGGATACGGACAGACAGATGGCTGCGGACAAAATGGCTGCACATAATTTACGCATAATTACCTCTCGCTTTTCTGCAATAAAAAAGGCGCCATTTCTGGCGCCCGTATTGGGGTTATAAAATTCAGCTAATCGTGATGCCTGCAGTGGCTTTCTTCATCACAACAACCAGCAAATCGCTGATACTTGCTGTGGGATACCAGCCATTTACCCACCATGCTGATACAGAAAACTCCAGCGTCATGTCGCCGCGACCAGCAGGCATATCAATAACACCACTGTAAACCAGCGTATTATCCATCGCGGTACGGTTATAAATTTCAGCACCGTTTTTCTTCACTATCAGGCGGCATGACGAATAAGTATCGCTGTTCTCCCGCTCATGTCTGGCACCGCTGAAAGCCACCGCCGGAATAACAATCTGCCGGTTAAACGGCTGATCGTCATAAACCCTGACGGTAATGGTTCCTGATGGCCAACGCTTCGGTGCACGGGAGTCACGGGGGAAAGCCTTACCCACTGTTTTAACGAGATCGCCTTCAATCTGGTTTGCAGACAGTTTCCCTCTGATGACACAGTTCTCGTTAATGGTGACATTATTGAGCGTGCCGGTATTCGCCGTGATGGCTCCACTGATATCCGCATTGCGGGCTGTCAGCCTGCCATCCGGCGTCAGGGAAAACGTCGGAGGATTGCCGGATGACGTGATGCTCACCGCAAACAGTCGCTTCAGGAACACGTCGTTCATGAACAGCTGATTCCCCTGCGCCACAAACAGCGGCGTGGTGTTGCCGTTCTCCGGGGTAATCATCGCAATGCGATCGGCCTGCAGCAGAATGTTACTCAGGGTCTGACCATCAACATCCTCAATCCCCGCGCCAATCCCGGCCACATAGGGAATACCGTTTTTTGTTTTCTGCACCTTCAGCATATACATGGCATTCAGCTCATTGCGCGTGTCTGACTGAACCCGCTGGATTTGCTGTATGGTCACGGCCTGGTCACCCAGCTTTTTATCCGTGGTCGAGGTAATTTCACTCCCTTTTTTATCCACGTACTGGCGGACCTGTGCTATCTGTCGGGCGTTTTCTGACTGCCCCTGGCTGACAGTCTGTGAGATTTCACTGCTCACCCGGTCCACTTTCTGGCTCACCTGCGCGATGGCCAGTGTCTGGTCCTCATTCTTTTTCGCAACCAGCTGCGTGAGGCTGTTTTCCGCCTTCCCGATTTTCCGGGTCACTTCTGCGATATCCGTGTCCATCCGCTGACGGATATCTTCTTCCAGTTGCGTGACCTCCGTACGCAGCGCTGAAGCATCAATGCGCTCTTTCAGTGCCTGGCCCAGAAGCGTCTCATCTATCAGCCCCCGGAAAATTTCCAGATACCCTTCACCATCATTGCTGGGCTGCCCGCTGGCTTCCACAAAAGCAGATTTTCCCACCAGGTTGACGCTTCGCACGTAAAACCAGAAATCCGTCCCCGGCTTAATCCGGCTCCCCTGGACAGTCCACTGACTGCCGGTCCCCAGATAACGGGCAGATTTTTCCACCTGTGCTGTGTTCGTGATGCGTTTTTCTGAGAACCAGAATTCAAACTGTACCGTCGGGTCATACACCGCAAGACGCGGGACCGCCGTTATCTGAAAATACCCCGGCGTCAGCTCAATCCGCGACGGCGCTGCCGGTGCGGCAATCCGGAACGATACCGACGCCGGATCGCCCTGCTGTCCCCGGGCATTTACCGCCCGGACCGTCAGCGTGTAACGCCCCAGCGCCAGCTGCCTGAAGCGGTAAGTGGTTTCCGCCGTCCGGGCCGTGCTGACCAGCCGCTCACTGCCGTCATCCGCTGTTACGGTCAGACGGAGCAGGAAGCTCACGCCCTTCACCACCTTCGGCGTGTCCCAGCGCGCCAGCACCTGATATTCCCCGCTGTCTGCGGTGACTTCGGCGGTCAGGTGCTGCACCGCTGGCGGCGTGACACCATTCACCGTGCCGCTCTGGTCGCCGTCAAAGTGCGCTCCGTTATCCACGATGGCCTCTTTTTCCGGTACATGCTGCACGGCGGTGATGGCATACGCACCGTCATCGTTCTCCCGGATACTCACACAGCGGAACAGGCGCTGGCGCAGCGTCGGCAGCTTCAGCCCCCACACGCTGTACTCGGCAACGCCGTCAGGAACCCGGCTCACTTTCACCTTCACGCCGTCGGTGACGGACTGGACCTCCACGCTGACCGGATTCCCCTGTCCGTCAACCAGGCTTATCAGCGTGGTGCCGGAGGATGGCAGCGTGATTTCACGGTCGAGCGTCAGTGTCCGCGTCTGGCTGTTCACCGCCAGCACGCGCCCGCCGATGCTGATACCGGCATAGTCATCATCACAGATTTCAATGACATCGCCCGGTACATGGCGAAGCCCTTCAGCACCCACGCTGAAATCCACGGTCTGCGTTTCCAGCAGTTCCGTTTTAATCAGCCACAGCCCGGCGCGGTGTGCCTGCCCCCGGCTGGTACAGCCAAAGGCATCCATCTTCGTGACGTTACGACCGTAACGGGCAATGGCCTGCGTGTCCTCCACAAGCTCTGTCGCCGTCTCCCAGCCGTTATCCGGGTCAATCCAGTTCACCTCAACGGCATTATGGCGGTCCTTCAGGGCGCTGAAGCTGTAGCGGAACGGCGCGCCATCATCCGGCATCACCACATTACTGCGGTTATAGGTCCACACCTTATCCGACGGTCGGTCCTGCACGAACGTCAGCGTCTGCCCGTTCCATACCGGCATACAGCGCATCGCCGAGCAGAAATCACTGAGAACATCCCACGCCTTGCGCTGCGTGGTCATGTACGCATTACAGGTGATGCGCGGCTCCGTGCCACCAAAGCCATCCGGCACCGACTGGTCGCAGTACTGGCCGATGACATACAGCGCCCATTTATCCACATCCGCCGCACCAAGACGTTTCCCCATGCCGTAGCGCGGATGGGTCAGCATATCCCACAGACACCAGGCCATGTTGTTGCTGTATGCTGGCTTAAACGTTCCGTCCCAGATACCGCTGTATTGCCGCGTCTGCGGGTTATAATTCGACGGCACCTGCAGAATACGCCCGCGAAGATGATAATTACGGCTCACCTGCTGACTGCCGAACTGCTCCGAGTCCACCTGAACGCCGACCAGTGCCGTGTTCGGGTAGCACTGTTTCACATCGATGATTTCGGTGTATGACGACCAGAGCGTTTTGTTCTGCAGCTGGTCTGTGGTGCTGTCCGGCGTCATCCTGCGCATCCGGATATTAAACGGGCGCGGCGGCAGGCTCCCCACCACCACCGAGGCCAGATACTGCGAGGTGGTTTTGCCCTTAATGGTGATGTCTTTTTCCGTCACCCAGCCACCGTTACGTTGTATCTGAACCAGCAGACGGACTTCCGACGGATTCCTGTCACCCTTTGAGGTGGTTTCCACCAGTGCCTGTACACCGAAGGTAAAGCGCAGACGGTCGATGTTTGCAGACGTAATGGTGCGGGTGATCGGCGTGTCATATTTCACTTCCGTACCCAGCACCGTCTCGGAGCCGGAGGATTCAAACCCCTCCGGCGGTGTCTGCTCCTGCTCACCGGCACGGAACACCACCGTGACACCGGAGATGTTGGTATTCCCCTCAGTGTCCAGCACCGGCGTACTGTTCAGCAGCACGCTTTTTAATCCATCCACCGGACCTTCAACCGGCCCTTCGCTGATGGCATCGATCACACTCAGCAACTGCGTGGACTTCAGGTTGTCCTTCGCTTCGCGCGGGGTATGCCCCTTACTGCTTCCTTTACCCATTCCTCACGCTCCATAAACGACAAAACCGCCAGCAGGCGGTTTCACATAAAACATTTTGCATCAGCGACCAATCACCACAACCTGACCACCGTCACCTTCGTCTGCCGTGCTGATCTCCTGAGATACCACCCGCGACCCCACACGCATTTCACCGTACAGAACAGGCAAAACATTGCCCTGAGCAACCATGTTATCCAGTGACGAGAAATAGGTGTTCTGCTTACCGTTATCCGTGCTGGTCGCTGTGGGCGTCCGGGCTTTCGGTGCCAGCATCTGGGCCACACCGCCCAGGATCATACTGGCTCCTGCCGCATACATGCCCGATAAAGCCGCAGCACCCAGCCAGCCTGCAGGGTTCCACCATGCCACCGCAATCAGCGCCGCCCCCAGCACAGCCTGAAATACGCCGCCACTTTTAGCCCCCGCCAGGCGCGGTACGATGTGGATCACGGCACCATTTGCCAGCGGCTCATTAAGACGGGCAGATAATTCGTTTTCGCCTGCATCACGCCCGGCAATACGCACCTGATACCAGCCGTCGCTCAGTTTCTGACGAAACGCCGGGAGCTGTGTGGCCAGTGCCCGGATGGCTTCAGCCCCCGTTTTCACACGAAGGTCGATACGGCGGCCAAATCGTTGTAAATCCCCGTAAAGGCAGATGCGCGCCATGCCCGGTGACGCCAGAGGGAGTGTGTGCGTCGCTGCCATTTGTCGGTATACCTCTCTCGTTTGCTCAGTTGTTCAGGAATATGGTGCAGCAGCTCGCCGTCACCACAGTAAATGGCGGCGTGATTCGGCACCGATGAACCAAAACAGCACAGCAGCACATCGCCCGGCTGCGCCGCTGACAACGGCACCTGATACAGCCCCGTTGCCTCCAGATTATCCAGATAGAGATTCTGACCGTGACGCCACCAGTCATCCTCACGATGAAAATCCGGCATCTCAATCCCCGCCAGATGGTATGCATCCCGGAACAGCGTGTAACAGTCCGTCACCCCGTGCTCAAAGCGCCGCCCGGTAAGATGTGGCACACAGCGGAACTTGTGAATCGCCCCGCGGCAGACCAGCCACCACGGCAAATCACTCTGCACCTGCAGCCGCCGATCGGCCTCACTCAGCCAGGGCAGACCACCGGGGTGACTGTGGACCAGCGCCACAATCTCACCCTGCATTTCTGCCCGCAGCCAGTCCTCCGGAGCCATCCGGAAATACGCCTCCGGCTCACCGGAGATATTCACGCAGGGAAAATATCTTTTTCCCTCCGGCGTTCTCACCACGAAGCCGCACGACTCCGCTGGCGCACATCGCCGGGCGTGCGCCAGAATCGCTGATTCTGTCTCTGTCATGGGATTTACTGCGAAAGTTTGTTAATGGAAAGGTAACCGCCAAAGTTGCCGACGTTATTGCGAAACTTACAGCCGCTCAGGCATTTGCTGCATTTATCCTTCGTGATATCGGACGTCGGCTGGTCATATTCATCCGCGACAGCCGGACCGTTATAACCGCACTCATCACCGCGATAGGTCCAGGTGCAGGTGTTGGCCAGCATGATACGCCCCGGAAAAACAGCGCCATCCGTTTCCGTCGGCGTGGACAGTACAAAAGAAGCACTGACCGCACTCAGTTCACTGCACTGCTCGATGCGCCAGCTGCTGATCACCTCCTGCTCCGGGTCGGCATCACTGTTTCCGTTGACGAAGTTCACCGCATCCAGAAAACGGGCGTAAACCTTACGCCGGACCACCGTTCCGCCGACCAGACTCTGCAGATCTTCCGCCATACCGGTGACCATACCGTGCAGGTTAGAAACCGTCAGTGTCGGACGGGCAGCACTGCCCTTGCCGTTCAGTTCAAATCCTGTCCCCTGAATGGGGTATGCCTGATACTGCCGCCCCTGCCAGGTGACCGGCTCACCTTTTTCGTTCTGCTCATTACAGAAAAAATAACGTTCACCACCGACCTCTGTCAGATCGATTTCCCAGAGCACCACCTGGGCTGACTGAGTGAGGCGTGTCGTCTCATGATGTGTTTCCTGTGGAATATCCTGCATCAGGGCCTCCTATGCCACGACCTGTTCAAAATCTGCCGTTATGGTTACCCACAGCGCCCCCACGCTTGCCGACCATTTACGACAAACCACCCTGATCGGCTTCCAGTCATAAGGTGGCGTCCACTGAAATGCGCGGACGCCACCGTGCCGTTCCAGAAAGGCTTTTAAAGATGGGTGTTCACATTTACGAACACGTATCGTCACGCTGTAAGTCGACAACTGGTTATTCAGTCCCGCCGCACGACGCTGTTCATAACCATCGCCCAGCTTCACTGTCACCACTTTCGGCTCTGATACCACATTCATATCCGGGCGCACTTTCCAGTGAAACGTCTCCATTACCGATATGCTCCACTTAACCGACCACCATCACGGGCCTGCTGTTGCATAAAGTCCGCTGCCGCTTTTTTCCCGAGATCATAAACCACCTTCAGGGCAGCCGGACCTATCTGCCCGTTCGTGCCATCGTTATTGATCTCGATGTTGTACTGCGGGGCAAACATCGCCATACCTGAACCACCAATATCCGCCACAACCCCCAGCTTACCGTCAGCACCACGACGCAGTGGCAGAATGGCTTCAGGTCCAGCTTCCCCCATCACACCCGCGCCTTTTGCAAAAGCAAAAAACGTCGGACGGTTAACCACCGTGCCACTGTAGCGACTCAAATCAGCCGACTGATAAACACCGCCATCAGCATTGGCTACAAAATCAAAAGGCAGCGCGGAAGCAATGCCTTTTACCGCTTTCATTAAAGCTATCTGAGCCATGATTCTGGACATATCTGACAGCACAGAAGAAGTAAAAGATTTGAAATTGAGTTTGCCTGTAGTACAGAATGTCGCCAGCCAATCACTCATGCTACTGAACGCAGACGTGAACAACTGTTCCACTGTCCCGGCTGTGTTATCCGCATTCTCAGTGACATTCTGGAGTGCACGCAGGACTCCGTTTTTCCAGTTACCCTGAGCAATTTCAAGCTGTTGCCAGTAACGGCGATTCTCATTCAGTTGTCGGTTCAGACTCTCCGTCAGCGCCTGCTCGGCCTTTCTGTAGTCATCCGTGTTATATGTCCCTTTCTGCTCACTATCCCGCCTCAACTGCTCCAGCTGTTGCTGGTATTTCTGGCGAAGACTCAGTTGTACCTGATATCGCTGCCGCTGCTGATCACCCATACCAACCGTGGCGATATCCAGGTCATGTTGCTGACGCTGAGCGCGCTCTTCTTCAGCCAGTTGACTGGTCAGCTGAATTGTTTTTTTCTTCAGATCGTTGAGTGCCGTCTGTTTCTGAAGCTCCTGCTGTTTTACATCCAGCAGCGTCAGTGCCTGAATCAGTTCATCTTTACGGGCCAGCACACTCTTTTCATCTGCCGTCAGTTTTTTCCCGTCCAGATCGCTGATGCGCTGCTGCAGAGCCAGAAGCTGTTTATGCGCTTCTGTCATCTTTTCAGTGGCAATGCCTGCTGACTGTCTTGCAGCAGCAATCTGTCCTTCCACCTGTGCCTGTTGCTGACTGTACTGCAGCAATAACCGGGTGGCCTCATCATTACGGGTTTCGCGTGTTTTTTTCTTACCGGATGCCAGGGCTTTCTCGTAACGTTCATTTTCACGTTGTATCGCCGCATCCCTGACAGCCTGATCGGCGTACTGCATGGCATTAATACGCGCAATTTCACGCTGATGTCGTGCAGCTTCCGTTTCATTCATCCGGTTCAGTGCAGCATTTTCAGCATTACGGCGTTTCTGTTGCTCCTGATAATTCCGCTCTGCCTGCTCTTTTGCATCCTGCAAATCCTTCTGGCGTTTTTTCTCCTGAAGATCGTTAAGACGCTGCTGATCGTATTCAACCTGAGAAGATGATGCCGTCCAGGGGAGTCTTTTCGCCCGCGACACTTTCTCCTGCAAAGTGGCAATCTGCGCATCCAGCGAATCTTCACGACCAATATTCATGGCCGCATCCCAGAACTGCTTCCACCAGTCAGATAAAGTTTGCAGCGTACTGCCCAGCGCATTGAGGTTATTATCAATATCCGCAGTACGCCGACCGGTTTCCTCTGCCAGTGCAGACATGGCTATCCGTGCCGCATCACTGGACCGCCCCTGCTCTCCAAGGACGCGTATCTGCTCAAGCTGAGTGGCAATAAGAAAATGCAGCTCATTGTCCAGAGACTTCGCGGCATTTACAGGATCATCCTTCAGCCGCTTAAACTGATTTATGGTATCGCTGACCGACTGGCCAACCGATCGCTCCATCTGTGCGGCAGCTCTCGCCACCATACCGATATCGTTTCCACGAAATGCACCACTCCCCACCACCTGAGCCAGCGCACCGGCTGCAGCATGTTGCGTGATACCATTCCCGGAAATAGCACGACTGAGCGTCCACAGCTGCCCGGCAGTGACTCCGGCATAATGCCCCGTCAGCGACAGCTGGCGGTTAAATTCTTCCCCCTCCTTCTGACCGTCATACCAGGCTTTACCCAGGCCATAGACAGCCGCGGCAATACCGCCAATAACCCCGCCAAGCATCATGCCTTTCGGTGACATCAATGTGTCTATCCACCCAGCACGGTTAGCCAGCGTTATTCCGGATCCCCTCAGCGCACCTAAATTTCCGCGGGCCAGTTCACCTATCAGAACGCCTATCTCCTGACGGGCCGCTGCACTTTTCAGCCCCAGCGAATGCGTGGCTTTTCCTGCCTGCTCCATTTTGCGGATATACACTTCTGCAGCACTGCTTACCCCCAGCTGGGCAGCCTTAGCACGAAGCAACTCAGAAGAAGAAAGATTCTGGCGGGTTGCCTGCTCTTTAAGCTGACGGATAAACGCCACTTTCTGTCGGGTAGCCTCTTCCTCAGCCTGTGTAAGAACACGGGTTTTCGCCGTAACCTCAGAAATCAGCGCCAGATAATCCTGCTGACCAATCCCGCCACTGTTTCTGGCCTGTCGGATCTGCTGCTGAATACGCTGTAATTCCTGCAGACCCGCACTGGCCTGTTTCACACTGTCAATCTGACGATAAAACGCAGCAGCAGCTTTATCCTGAGCCTCCGCCAGAGCCATGGCCTGCGCCTGTTCCTCGCGCATTTTCTGGCTCAGCGCCTCCATACGCTGGCGGGTTTTCTCCACCTCGCGGGCCATGCGTTCATGAGCCTGTGCGTTCTTCTCCACCGTCTGCGCATGAACGGATGCGGCTGTTGCAGCCGAAGACGCCGCCTGCGTTGTCTGCCGGGCGGCCTGAGTCTGACGCTCCATAAAACGCTGCATACGGGCAGAAGACCGTTCTGCATCGCTGGCTGCACCATTCAGAAGGTTTTTGATACGGGGGATTTCATTTTTAAACTCTGCCGCATCAATCCCCAAATCAATGACCAGGTTGGCTATCTGGTCCATAACGCACACCTCCGGAAATACCTTCCCCAAGATGCATCAGTTCTTCGTCCGTTCGCTCCGGTATCCCGTTCTCTTCCGGTAAAAGGCTGAAATCAGCCACCGCAGCATCACTGCTGCCGGACACCATTCTCACGATCAATGCCTTCAGCGAGGCAAACTGCGCATCCATCCACACATCACTGAAGCTCTGCATCCGGAAATAATCGCCCCACTCACCAAGCTCAGTGGCCGACATTTCCGACAGCATCCGCCGCCAGTCTGCCCGCCGGAACTCCCGGGCAAGCCGCATGACAAACTGCATTTCCCGCGTCATGACTTTTCCGGCGTCAGCGCCTCATGCTCATCATCCCCGGCATTATCAATGGCCCCCATACCGCTCAGCGACAGAACCATCTCCGCCCCCGCACCCAGGGCATCATACGACCATGTTGTAATAACGGATGCGCAAAGCGTCTCTACATCCTTAGACTGATCCGCATTCCACAGTGAGCGGGAAACCAGCCAGGCATTGATATCCATCCCCATCCGCAGAAAAGCAATCTGTCGTTCAGCCTCCGGCAGTTCTCCCTCACCGGCATCAAACTTTGCCGTTCGCTGCTGAACAAACGCCAGATATTCAATTCTCTGCAGCCCGGACAGCTCACTGAGCACCACGGACTGTTTTTCATAATTAAACGTGCCCTGTTTCAGAAACATCATGTTCTCCACCTGCAAAAAAGCCCCGGATAACCGGGGCAAATGATAAGTATCGTCCTGTTAACCTGCGGCGCTGACAGTCACCGCAGCCACAGCCACAAAATTCCCGTCAGCGGTCATGCCCACAATGCTGACACTGCCCTGCTTCACGCCTTTCACCGTGGCTACAAGCCCGTTCAGGGTCACCGTGGCAGTCTGTGGATCTGACGAATGCACACTGATCGCTTTGTCACTGGCTCCGTCAGGTTTTACTGTAAAGGTCAGCGTGGTGGTTGCTCCCACTTTTACACTGGCAGATGCCGGTGCCACCGTCAGCCCGGTAACGCTCACTGTTTCAGTGCCTTCCTCTGCCAGATACGGACGCCCCACACCGCTGATTTTCACAGTGCGGGTCATCACGTCTTTTGAGGCAATGGTTTTACCCAGTGAACTCAGCCAGCCACGGAAAACATCAACAGTACCGTTGGGATATTTGATACGAAACGCGCAGACTTCACCGGAGTCGAACAACTGAACCAGTTTTTTCTGCCCGCTGTCACCCGGACGCCAGGCCAGCGTCGCCGAAGTATCACCGACTGATTTCTGCCCCTGGGTTGTCGTTTTCCAGTCTGCATCTTCATCATCGAGATAAGTATCATCTTCTGCATCAGCGGTCATTTCGCCAGGTTGCAGATCCTTCACCATCGCAAGACGCAGCCAGTCAGTGTCCGACAAAGGGTTCGCAAATGCGTCGCCGTTGCCGGTATACATCCAGAACGTCGTCCCCGCACCTTTCGTCTTTGCCAGTGGATTTGGTGTGGTCATTGCCACCTCCTTAATTCGTGTACGTGATCTGGTACGTGATTTCCGCCATCGCCCAGGTGGCCATCTCATTATCACGTTGATAGTTAAAACCGAGTGGGATCAGGGTGTCGATGAGTCCGGAAAGTGCCGGTACATCATTCAGGGCCGGGAAAATGGTGCTCTCCATCCACATATCCAGCTCTGAATCCGGTGCCTGTGCCCGGATGAAGACAGCAATATGCAGAACAGCCTGCCAGTCATCTTCATCCGTCATTTTTCCGGTGTACTGAGCATCACTCAGCCACACCGCCACGGCAGGCAGTTCCTGCGCATCAATAAATGCCGGAAGCCCGTCAAAAAACGTGGCGCTGTCTCCACACTGTTCCCGAAGGCGTGCCAGTACGACCTGGCGGATTTGTGTATGTCGGTTCATCGGGTCAGCCATAATCTCAGTTGTTGTTTCAGTGCATACCCCAGCTGTTTCGGCATTTCCGCAGCAATGATGCGGTCGCGGGCATCTTCAAATGCCTGTGTCAGCGGTCCGGACAGCGGGATTTTCACTACCTCCACAGGAAGACGATTTTTTCTTGGCCTGCCCTGATGGTCATGCCCTGTTGCAAAACGCGCTTCAGGAAGACGCCTCAGAACATGCCAGCGGCCATTCGCCAGTTGCTGAACAAATGCCCCCCGGAAAAAGTATTTTCCCACTCTCAGTCCTTCACCAGCACGCCGCCGTGTTGTGTTCAGTTTGATGGCGGGCAGATTGCCCCGGTTAACGCGGATCCTGGCCGTCATTTTTCCTGACGGACTGGCTTTAAACACCCGGACACGCTGACGTACCAGTTTCAGGGGGATCCCTTTCACTTGGTTATCTCCCGCAACGGTATTCCCGGCAACCTGCCGGGTGGCAACCGAGACCGCTTTCTGTGCCACACGGTTTATCGCCCATGCGCTGGCCTGTGGCACCATACGGGTATCAAGGCTGTTCAGATTGCGGATGGCATTCTCAAGCCCCTTCATCCCACACCTCTTTACTCAATAAAGATCATTGGTTTACCGTTAAAGCGTTCATGCCGTGTGACCGTCCATTGTTGTCCGTCATAAACAACGCGATCCCCGCGCCGTGGGCGGTATCCCGAAGAAAACACCACCAGAGAGACCGCAGGTCCGGACAGAGCATTCAGCTCTGCCAGTGTTTCTCCCGGGATCACAGTCATATCGACATCATTAATCGAGGCTGTCTTTCCCATCTTTCTGACCGTGATCGCATCCATACGCGCTGCCAGCCGGGAAAAGGGATCAGACATTGAGTTTTACCGGCACTTCTTCTGCACTGGTTCCGGCATCTGCCCAGACAACCCCGACCAGCGGATCAGAGCCGCTGTTAGTCAGCTGAACTTTTCCGGACTTCAGATAAACCTTCTTACCCGTTTTCATATCATCCGTTTTCAGCTTAGGCAGCATAAACACACCTTCGGTCATGCCGTCGCCTGTTTCACCCTGTGGAATATCGGTCAGCGCCACCGCAAAAACATCACCCACCTGCACCAGATCTCCGCTGCTGATGGCTGCACTGGCAACAATCGCCACCGTTTTTCCTTCTTCTACAAAATTCTTTGCCATAACTGTCTCCGCACAGCCCCGTTCAGGGGCTGATTTCAGGTACAAAAAAAGCCCTTACGGGCCATCAGAGTTGTTGTCTGCGACGTTTACGCCGTACATTTCACCAGACCGCGGTGATCAACTGGCGCGACACCGGCGTCAATACGCACTTTCGTTGTCACGCCATCCACACTGAAGCCCTCCATCTGATCAATATATGGCGTATCCACACCGTTGAGATAAGCCACTTCAATCGTATCGGAGCCTTTTGACGCAGCCAGGTAGAAGGTGGTCTGGCTGTTATCATCAAGACGAGGCTCTGCAATAACGGTCGCAAAATCTTTCACCGGGTTAATAATACCGGCGTTAATGTCAGCCCCCTTGACACTTGAGGAGCGAATGACCTGGTTAGCAACAGACTCCATCGCCGTCGGTACCAGTACGAACGCAGGACGAATATTCAGATGACGCTCCCCCTCTTTCTGAACGCGCATCAACTGGCGGGCTTTATCCAGCGATGCCACGTCCATTGCAGCGCTCTCCAGTACGTTTGCATGTTTCGCTTTATCGAACAGACTTACATTATCTGTGGAGATTTTCGGGTTAGACGTCAGAATGGCATAAACCAGATCGGCAATAGTGGATTTCGCCGCACGGCCCAGTTTCATCGGGACATCGGTCAGCATATTCAGATCATCATTGATAATGGCCTGACGGGTGATACTGAACAGCTCGCCATAGGTCGCCAGTGCAATAGTGGCCTGTTTATCTCCGGTGGTGACGTATTTATATTCCGCCCCTTCACGCACCTGACGCAGAGCACTGAAGCCCCCCATACCCACACGATGGGCAATTTTAAAATCAGACAACTGACCTTTCCGCGTCCACTGTTCATAGGTTTCAGGAGCATCTTCCCAGCCCTGCAGAATGGCTTTGTTCGCAACATCCAGCAGAATATTACCGAAGTCAGACGTACTGTGTGTGAACGCCGCACCGACCATCTGCATCGGGTTATAACTGGAAACCCCAATACCCCGTTCAGTCAGTGACATACGGGCATATTCACGCAGGGTCATCCCGTTGTAGACATTATCACGTTCGGTTTTTTCAAATCCGGCACGCGCCATCAGCGCCTGGCGGATCCCGTCCCCCACAAAATTACCGTTACCGGCATAAATATGAGCCGGTGTATTTTTATTGGATGGCGTGGACTCGCGCCCCATCTCGTTCAACAGCTTTTCGCGGGCCTGCTCCAGCGAACATTCAGGATCGGCAAGACACTGAGCCTGCAGCGTCTGATAACGCCCGCCAAACATGGCAAACAGATCATTAATACCGTTTACACGCGCTTTTTGCTCTGCCAGTACCTGCGCACGGATACTGTTTTCATCCACCACGGGTGCTGCTGCCTGCACTGGCGTCCGGGAGGCTGCAGGTTCATCATCCTGTACGCGTGGAGCACTGTTGCGTGGCGGAGTAATCATGTTTCGAATGGATTCCGGCATCTTTTTAAATTCCTCTGTACGTTTTGACTGAATACATGCCATTGCCTTAACGGCTGGCGTCACCTGATCAGCAAATCCATGTGCCAGACATTCGGCACCGGACATCCAGGTCTCATCCGCCAGCATGGCAGCAATTTCATCGGTGGTTTTCCCGGTTTTCTGTGCATAAGCGGGTAACAGAACCGCCTCAACATTATCGAGCAGGTCGGCATAGGTGCGCATGTCCTCCGCATCACCGCCCGTAAAGCCAAATGGTTTATGAATCATCATGAAGGTGTTTTCCGGCATAATGACCGGGTTTCCCACCATCGCAATGACCGACGCCATTGACGCCGCCACACCGTCGACATAAACGGTAATGGACGCACCATGTGTTTTCAGCGCATTAAAAATGGCGATGCCTTCAAAGACATCGCCACCCGGTGAATTGATATGGAGATTAATGTGGGTGATATCGCCCAGTGCATTCAGATCACTGATAAACTGCTTCGCTGTAACACCCCAGAAACCAATCTCGTCATAAATATAAATATCCGCGTCACTCTGGTGACCAGCCTGCATCCTGAACCAGGAATTATTCTTCGGACTGGTCGTCGGTGTGCTGCGGCTCCTGTCGTTTCGTTGCGGCACTGCTGCCTCCTTTATCACTGGCCGGATCGGTATCAAATACCAGATCCAGCTTGCGGTTTTCATCAATTTCGGCCTTGCGCCGACGTTTGACATCATCCGGATTACGACCACCAGCACGTACCCAGTCTGATTCTGTCGCCGCTCCACCACGAATCTGGATTTTCCAGGCCTCAGCCTCCTTAACAGGGTCAATCCACGGCATCACTGGTCCGGAATACACCGCGGTATACAGTGAAGAACGGTCAAGATCGCGGGGTAGCCTGATAACACCGGATGCCACAGCCTGTTTCAGCCAGGCACGATACATCGGGCGGGTGACGGCACCAATAAACCAGTCCTGCAGGATCAGGTAGCCATCAGTAGATTCAACCAGCTCCTGGCGCTGGGCGCTGTAAGTGCCGTTATAGTTGCGCGCTGTACTGGAAAAACTCAGACGACTGCCCGCCGCCACGGCACGCAACTGACCATTACGAAAAGTTTCAAGGTTAGGATTGGGGCGATCCGACTTCACCATTCCGATTTCTTCGCCGGGTTTCAGATCGTCGTAAATAATGCCTGGCTGAATGGTAAGCTCGCGTTCCTTATCCTTGCTGCCATTACCATCCGGTTCATAGCTCTGCCCGTCGCCTTTGCGGATGTACATCCCCAGAGCAGCGGCGATCCTTGCTGCAGTCAGCTCATAATCTTCATAATCTTTCAGGGCACTGAGGCGGATCAGCACACCGGACAACAAAGACGTCCCGCGTATCTGGTGCAGACGGCGAACAAATTTAAGATGCAGCATTCGCTCTGCATCCACTTCTTTGGTTTCCATCTGCCGTCCGGATACGGGACGGCTTTTATACACCAGATATTTTTCGGGACGCCCCCAGTCATCAACAAACACGCCCTGATTCAGCCTGTTGCTCTCATCACTGGTCATGGGAATAAAGTCCGGCTCGAGCGCCTCCAGCCAGAAATGAACACCGGCAGAAGGCGTCAGGCTGTTTATGCGCCCGGAAACCATCTGGGCAAACACCTCACCATCGCGCAGCCAGGTACGCAGCATCAGACGTTCCAGCATCGGACGGGTAAACTGCCCGGTGACTTCCGGGCTGACAGACCATTCACTCCATCGGGTGCGAATCTCCGCTGCCAGATCACGGGCAATGGCCCCATTGCGTAATACCGGATGTGGCTCGACAATAATCCCGTTTTTCCCCACCACCCGTTCTTCCAGCTTGTCAAATACACCAATAACCAGATCGTGGTTGTTATCAAGGTAACGGGCCTGCTCACGTAACGACACGGCCCCGTACTGGCTTAGCTGGTCGGCAGTTCGGTTCTCCCGTCGGGCTTTGTGTGTCCGCGTCGTTTTTACGGCTTCATAAGCCTGGATCACCGCACGGGAACGCAGCCTTGCCGCTTTCCATCCAGGTGAAAAAACGCCAATCACATCATCAAGAATTGCCATCAGAACCTCGCCAGCCGGTACCCGGGATGCCCCCGTCGTCGTGTAATCAGAGCCGCAAGGCGGCGCTCCCACTCCTGCCGTCCCTGCCGGATCTCAGATAAGTTTTCCATGGTCATCTGCTGACCATTAAAGGTGACGGATTTTCCGTCCAGCACCGCCATTTCAGCTTCCATATAACGCTGAATCATGGCTTCGATATCATTCTGGTTCATAACCATCCTCCGGAAGTCAGCCAGGGGTTAACATCGTCAGTTACTGTTTTCTTCCGTTTTTGTTTTTTAACAGGCGTGGATACCGGTTCCGGTGAGGATGACGGTTCGGTACTGTCCTGGACACACTCCAGCCAGGTTTCCCGGCTCGCCCACTCCGGTGCATCCGGCCAGCGGATCTTTTCGTATCCATGCAGAATGACCAGAGCATCGGCATACACCATCAGGTCAAAAGCTTCGTTGGCACCGCGACCCGGCTTACTCCATTTCCCGTCACTGCTCCGCTCTTCATACGTCAGTTCGTCGTAAAACCAGCTCCCCAGCCAGTCAGGGAAATGCACATAGCCGGGACCTGGCGAGTCACGCCATAACGCGTTATTCACCCGGTCTTTCAGTGCATCCGTCTGAAGAAGCCAGAGCGGCACATCACCTGCGGCCTGCGCCCGTCGGCCCGTTCGTCCGGTGTTATCAGGGAATGTACGGGTGATCAGTTTTGCGCGCCGGATGCTGTCGCCCTTAAACAGGTAAATACGTTTACCAAGGCCATCACGACGGCAACGACGCCAGAATTTATAGGCATTATCAGTGACCCCGTCTTCACCGCCGGAGTCCACCGCCATTGCCATCAGTCGCATTTGTTGAGAAGGATCGGAGGCCAGCGGCCAGCTTTTATGAAAAACATCCGTCAGCAGGACATCCCAGTCTTCCGGATAGCTGGCCGGATCAATTCGCTGGCTCTCCCCGTCACTGTCACCGCGCAATGACTGCGTGATGTTGTAACGATCAATAATCCAGCGTTCGCCACGGCTGCCATAGCCCGTTACCTGAACCACAAAACGGCGATGACGTCCCGCCTGCACATCCACTGTCGCCACAAGGAAATTAACGCCATCCGGCACACTGCGGGAAGGAACTGGCTCTGCCCGCTGCTCAAGCAGTTCACTTTTTCGTTGCTCCATGCTGGCGCGGGGAAGATAAGGTAATCCCCAGTCGGTATTGATAACCGTCTTGAGTGTTTCTTCACTTCCGGTTGTCTCGTATTCCTGTTCTGCAGTAAGCAGTTTGTAAACGAGTTGCGAGAGTGTCTGGTAAGCAGCTGCCGGACCCTCCATCCAGAATGACGCAATACGTGAGCGTCGGGGATCACCATAACGACTGCCATCCGCATTGATGGATTCACCATCCCGCAACCAGACCCCACGTCCGTTCAGCTCACGTTTTTGTTCAGGCATAATCCGTCCTGAACAGGAAGGACACTGAATATAAGCCGCCTCACTTGCCAGCACGGGATCGGCAATATCACGGAAACCAGCAACCACATCGCCGCAGGGCTGAAAATACTCACCACAGTGTGGACAGGGCCAGTACCAGCGACGGCGATCACCACGGTTATAGAGCGACAGGATCCCCGTGGTTGGTGGAGCCTCATGCGGTGAAGTCCGTCGCCATTTCACATCCTTCACATCCCTGCCGGGGGAACTCTCCACCAGCGTCATACCACTGGACATAAATGTGGTGGTACGTTTTGAGGCAAGAGAGAAAGCATCCCCCTCGCCATCAATATCTTCCGGAAAACGGTCATAATCCGTCAGCGCGACGCATTTATAATCTGATGAGGACATGATATTGACTGACGGCCAGCCGATTTTCAGGTAGTTACCAGCAAGGAATGTTCTGTCATAAACGTTGTTGTCATTTTTGTTCGGACTCAGGCGACTGACCACTTCCGGGCTGACGCGAAACGTTCTGGCGAGTCGTTTTTTGGAGTGTTCGCGGGCTTTTTCCTCCGTCATCTGAATGATCAGCATATCAGCAGGATCGCAAATCACGTTGTAAATCACCCAGCCGTCAATCAGGCCGATAGTCTTGCCGGTTCGTGCCGGGCCAACAAATATCACTGCGTCGTATTCACGCGAGGCCAGGCAGTTCATCGGCTCAATAACATACGGTGCCACCAGCGGATCCCACGGGACTGAGTTCCCTGCCCCCATGGGCACCCGCATATACTGAGCAACGGCATCAGCAACCCGCATTCGTCTCGGTGCGCGAAGGATATAACCTGAATCGGTTCGTGCTGCCTTTGCGGTTTCCTGATTCAGCATTACTCCTCCTGCTGTAATTCCTCCTCATCATCCGCACCTGCTTCGGTCACCCGCAGGGCTATCTGATCGCGCAGATCATCAATAATGGACTGAACACGGCTCACAGCGGCAGGCTGCAGACCGCAGTCACGTTCCAGAATATCCGGTAATGTCTCCAGCACCTGCACGACCGCTTTTGCCCAGATGGCAAACTCCCGTCTGACATCACTGGCCGGAATGAGTTGTGCCGTTTCCTGTTCGAACTTAAGACGCTCACGTTCAGACTGATACCAGGCTTTGCGTTCATGTGGATCCATTTCGCCCTCAGCAACCGGCGGTGGTAACCCCATAAATTCAGTCAGAATATCGGTCAACCGGTATAGCTTGAGTTTGTCATGTCCACCAGCGGGACGAATGTTTTTCAGTCTTGCCACGACAGTCTGGCGGTGCAGACCAGATAAAGCCGCCAGTTGATTAATATTCAGCACCAGGTTTTTCAACTCATGATCCATATTTCCTCCGGAGAGCTTTAAACATGCATCGTGCGAACAACTTTAAGAAAACGCGTTCGATGTCGAACAAAAAACACTCAATTCGACATGCAAAAAACAAATAACCATTAATAATCAATAAGGTGCAAAGATGATGGTGGCCGATAAAAATGCAAAAACTAGCCTTTTTCCGCGACGCTCCCGCCCCGTGGCAGGCCACCCCACCGGGAGGACCCGTCAGCCTGACAGCCATGACGAACGTCTTATACAGCCCTTGCATGAATGGCATCGGGATAATCCAGAAAGGAATAGCATCGACCCACAAGAATCTGTGTGAGTGTCCTGTTTCTTCCACCCCCGCACAGGACTGGCGAGCATGAGGGACAACCTCGCGAACCATAACCGCGCTGATGACAGGACTGGCCCGGCTTGTATTGCTTCCAGCCTTCGCTTTTGTGGCTTTTGCAATAGCCTGACGGATCTGTGGTGGTATTGCGGTAGCCGCGAACACGGCAGGTTTTTGGGGTTCGTGGGGGCATATGTACTCCAATGAAGAAGCCACCGACATAGTCTCCTCCATTCGTCGTGAAACTATTTTCATCTACCCAGTAATGAACTCTTTGAAGAGTTGTAATCAATACAACTCGCTAATGGAGAGGCTTGTCTCACACGTGAGACAAGCTTCCTGTTTGATTTACTGGACACTATAGAAGGACAGAATGCCTTCCTCACTCGAATCACATCAATTAAGGAGGTTCAACATGTTTCATTCCACAAGTCATCAGGCTGTAATTATGGCAGCATCAGTTTGTGCCACAGACCTTTTCCGCTTCACTTTGAGCCTGATTCATTTCTACCTGACCGGCTCGCCTCTATCTTTCTAATCCCCGATTTATCCAAATTTCACTGCCATAATGCCGACATTCTCTGCCATTGTTGGCTCCGTTTATCCGTTAAAAGGGATATCAGTTAAGTTATCCCGTGCAGGGTATAAGCCATTATCAAACCCACCCGTAGATAGGCTTTGTAATGGCTACTTCTTCAGAAATGATTCGATGAATTCACGTCGAGGATGACGATAGTTCAGAATATCTTCTGGCATCCTCATAAAGCGGTTGTTGCCGTCTTTGGCAGTAACAAAACAGCTGTGAACTCCGCAGACATCCGTTTTGATCGTGTCGCTATACTCAAAAAGCAACTGAGCCATCTTCTCTTGCCATTCTGGAGGCATAGCCTCCATGAATACTCGCGGCATCACGCAGAACGACGCATGCGTAAGACCAAACCACAGTTGCAGGTCTTTACGATATTCTTCATCCATCGTCTTTACCTTTGTTGCAATAAAAAGCCCCGCGAATGCGAGGCTAAATCCTAGTGTTTGTGATGACTGGCTCTTATCTAAACGCAGCCCCTTACCGCGCGCCAAATGCTCAACTTTAAGCATCAGCAATGAGATGTTTAATCTGGATTCACTCCAGAAGTGATCACCACCCTGTCTACAGAGCCAGATGTGAAGGATGATGAGTAAAATTATCTCTATCATCGAAGGCATTGCGTCCTGATATATTCCTGAAGCGTTCTCAGTGCTGTCTGGTCTCTGATGATTCCGTCCCGGATACCGAGAACGTTTCGTCCAGCAACTGGAGAGAGTTCGACGGTGGCATCATTGCCCATGCCGGAGGCGCTGGAGGTTTCGGCTGAGGATGGCACAGAGCATTTTCCTTTGACGAGCACCCGACCACCATTATCAAGCTTGCGCCGAAGAGCATCATTTTCAGCTTTCGCATCAGCCAACTCCTTCGTGTATTTAGCATCGAGTACATCAGCAGCACGCTGGCGTTGCTGCATGTCAGTAATGGTGGCGGTCGCCTGCTTCAGCTCACTGACTTTTTTATCACGCTGTTCTTTGTAGGCGATGGCGTTATCACGGTAATGATTGACCGCCCACGACAGGCAGACGATGATGCAGATAACCAGAGCATAAATAATCGCGGCGACTCTGCTCACTGATCTATCCCCCAACAGGCTAATGCGCTTTCCTGGTCACGACGAATAACCTGTCCATAGCAGTTATTTGAACGTATGCGGCAATCGCGCCCACCATCTTTTATCCACCAGCGAATCGCCTCACATGCACTCTTACGATCACCGGCATTCAGCCGCTTATAAAACGTCGACGGGAAACACTTACCGGGGCCAATGTTATAGGGACAAAATGACGCTATACCCGCTTTCTGTGGTTCGGTCAGTGGTACTTTAATATTGCGCTCCACCCATGCCAGCGCCTTATCACGTTCAATAGCGTTAACCTGGTCGCATTTTTCCTTCGACAGCTTCATTCCCGGTATGACGGGCTTACCATCCACCATTGTGGCACCACGACAGATGGTCCATATACCGGAACCATCGCGGTATGCCGTAGTGTGGTTACCCTCTTTTTCATCCAGAAACTGGTCAAGTATTTGAGGAGCAGACGAGCCTGCAGCAATCAGCGCCAGAACGGCAGCCGACAGGCCGTATCTGATTTTTGCGTTCATGGATATTTATCAGGATTTATCGGTTTCTGCCCACGGACAGGTTTATCTGTTCCGGTCAGTGACTTAAGGTTGTGATTCCGGAGGAGTCTTCAGAGAACCAGTAATTCTTCCTGGTAGCTTTCCTTTGTAGGTTATCCACACATTCTGCGCCTCTAAAATTATGGGGCGCTTTTCCGGCGACTGCTCATCCCCTTCACATAACCCGGCAGCGCCATCCAGGAAGACCTGTCTGATGCTCCTTCTGGCTGCTGCCTCATAAAACTCCAGCGCGGCACCTTCAACACGGTCCAGCGAGATGTCCAGGTCAAAAATTTCGCCGTCAAAGCGTTTTTTGTCCCGTAACGCTAAAGTTACCGTAACTTTATTCTCAAAATTGCGGATCCCTTTCACAATCAGTTCATAGTTTTGAGTCATTGAATTACTCTCCCCGTGCAGCCTTACGCTTGTCTTCTCTGATTTTGAAGTACAGATTTGTCAGATAAGTCAGGAAGCCCAGAACCAGACTCCCCAGTACACCAATCGCAGCCCACTGTGACGGACTGACCTGATCAAGCCACTGTAAAAACCAGTAGCCAGCACTGCCTGCGGAGGTGCCGTAGGCAATGCCAGTTGAGATTTTGTCCATTGATTTCATAGCAACGCCTCCGCCAGTAACGGATTGCGTAGTTCTTATATTGGGAAGGGAAAAAAGAAGGCCGCAGCGTAACTATCACTGATGAATTCAGGACAGCCAGTGGCTACGGCTCAGTTTGGATTGTGGCGACCGGTGCTGATCTCCGGCTTGCGGTTATTTCAGACTCTCACGGGCGTTTAATTGCCCCGCCGAACAGCTCTTTTCCGCAATAGCTGCAATGTCTTTCGCGCATCAGCCTGCGCATTCACCACAACGATAAGAGCACTGCGCGGCACCTTTCACCAATTCCGCGAGGTCTGCGGGTTCAATGCTCTTACCTGTTATGCAAACAAAAAAGCCCCGACGTTTCTGCCGAGGCTCTTACCTAATCTAGCCAGTATGTCGACCCTAAATATTATCGACGACCGGGGAAATCAGGATTTCAATTTCACTGCTCAGTTCGCTTTTGCTCCGAGCATATACAAAAAATACCACTTTCATTTCTCGGAAGCAACGCATTTACAAAATTATTTCAGTTCAGGCCGCTATTAATGGAAATTCTTTCTCCAATTCTCGTTTCATTGCATAAAACATTTCTGACTCCAGCACTTTCTCACACCACACCACTCGCTTACGACAATACTGAATATCAGCACCTGTTATATAAGAAATAATCCTGGCTATATCTTGCGTGCAATTGCGATTGCAATATCGCTTAATAGCTACATCGCGGACAGGGCTTTCACGGTGAAACGTTTTAACCATCACACGTTCAACGAAAGCCGCATCATCTGATTCTTTGGCGAGAGTGATGATGTGGCTAAACGATGATTGAGGAATGACCAGTTCGCGAGCTTTCTTGTATAGCTCATCTCCGCGCAGCCCATCTTCTTCGTACAGGCGCATGACGACAGACTCTATCTGCTTAGCCTTGTCATCGCTCCACTGACTGCGAATCATCAGACGACCGATAACGTTAATTGCACCACCTGGAGAGCAATCTCCGGTATTAACCTTGCCCCATACCTGTAACATGTAATGAACCCATGCTTTCTGGCTAGAGTTGATGGTTTTCTTCGGGTGTCTCCATACGCGGCGAAAGTGCGCGTCATTAATGAAGTTAACCATGCTGAATACTGGAGTTAGCCGCATCAGACCTCCCATCCTTTGCAATGACACCAAACTTCAAACATTCGTTTCACAATTTCACTACAGTAGAAACCTTCAACATCTCGCGTCAGGTCATAGCGATTGCCATAACGCTGGCGCATATATCGTTCGAATGCTTTGTTCATACGTTCTCCAGTTCGGTGATTTTTATTCCAAGCCGTCCGCCTGGTACTTTCACACCACGAATTACGCGAATGTCATCGAATTGCTCGTCGTCTTCCGCAAATCCGGCGTGGATAAGGGAGTCGAGGAAACCTTTCAGGATGTTGTCGAGGTCGCGGCGGCGGGAGTCTGGAACGTCTGCGATGACTTTGATGCGGAGTCTTGATTTGGTGAAAATGTCTAACTTGAGTTGGCGGATTATTTGCTGAACGTCTTTTCGGTATTTCTGGCCTTTATCGCTGATGTAGTATTGGCTTCCCCGTCTTCGCCAGTAGGTGTTCACCGACGGCGGGTATGGAAGCACAAACTGATATTCGTTCATGACTTAATCTTCCCCTCCTTCAGCAGTATCGCCTGCGTCCTGATCACGCCTTCGAGGTGGTAAAGTCTGGCGTCTTTGTTGTCGAGAATCCTTGTGCGTCGGTCGATCTCCGCGTGGCAGTCACTACAAGCCCATGCGCCGATCAGGTCGTCAGGTTTCATTCCCGTTCCGCAAATTCCAGCCATCCGGTAATGTGCCAGAACTGTAGTTTCAGGATTGCCATTGCATACGCCGTAAATACGTACCTGACATTCTCTGCCGCGCGCTTCTTTGCGTAGGTTAGCCATTAAGCAGCCTCCCCTGTTACTTTCAGCATTCCGTTATCGAGCAGCTTTCTGGTCAGCCACTGTTGACCACGCCCGGTGATTTTTGTGGTGAACGATATCTGTATTCCGTGATTTGTGTTGACCGCTGTTTCTTTCACTGTGAAATAGCCGCGATCCATATATTCCTGCATTGGCACATTGCGCCGGGAACCTGAAGCAATAAGGATTTTGTGATCGCGCATCCACGCAAACAGTTTGTTTGGACCAATTCCAACAACCTTTGCAAAGTTTCCAATCAAAATTCCGCTGGCCTCGCCAACGCGATCGGCAAACTCAACTTTAGGTGCTGCGAGAGCAAGCTGTTTCTCCAGTTCAGCCTTCTGGTCTTCAAGGTCGGCCGCAAGGCGCAATGCCTCAGAAAAGGTTTGTGGTATTTTCGCGGTTGCCCCTTCGAGTTCTCGCCAACGGTCAACAAGACGAGCGGTGAATTCCGGCGACAACTGAGCGACGACAATAATGCTGTCTCGCTTACCTTGTTCGCCTTCGAATATATACACGCTTGTGAATTTGTTAGGGCTAATTGTTTGTTTATTTTCAACTTTTTGCATTGGAGGAAGTTGAATCACCCCACGCTTTGCCAGACGTTCTATTGATATTCTGACATTACCGTGTTGGCTTCCCACCAACTCAGCGATTTCAATGCTTGTCATTTTGATGACGTTGCTATTTATCAGCTCATTCATTGTCATGTCCTCTCATATTGAAAATTCAGCAATAAAAAACCCAGCCGAAGCTGGGTTTGTTAAGTTGTCAATTGTCAGTAGCGATGCAGTGAAGGCGGCAACTCTTTGTTCTTAAGCCTTTCCCATGCCAGAAGGTTCGTCGGCCCGTCAGGCTCATAAATATCTATATCCCGCGTGTGATTAATTAAAACGCCCCTCGCCCTCCCGATGATATACGAGAACTCATAGCCGTAGTCGTGGCATATGCCGGAATAGCCAGACTGAATCAGTTTTAATGCGGGATACAACTCACGGAACAATGCCTGTGAGCGGTTGGCATAATCCCACAGCCATACAAGGCTGTCTGTTTCTTTTGCGGAAAGCCCGTTGGGCTTCTTCTCTTGTTTGCCAGTATTTTTCTCGCACTGGCTGAAATAGCAGTCTTCCAGCCGTTCGAACACATCCCACGCTTGGTTAGTTTCAAGCATTTTAGCGTGACGTGCAGCCCCGCGTTCTGTCCAGAGGATGAGAGAGCGAGTTTTGGGGGAAATTTGTACCTCATTTTGTGACTCGTTTAAAACTAGTCGCAAATTTTTGAGTTCATCACCAACAGCTTTAAAGAAGTGCTTCCCCTCAATGAACCGAGTTTTATTTTCATGGTGATTTTGCTGTATACGGATTGCTTCTGTTCCATAAAGGCGGGCGAGTAGCTCAGTTGTGATTACTGGAATCTGATTATGCAGGATAGGCTGTAGGGTGTTAACGGTCGGAAGCGTTTTCATTTTGCACCTCCCATAACTACTTTGGTTACGAGGGAGATTTTTGCGTCAGAAACAGCGTTATCGTTGCTGGCGATGCGCATAGCTTCGCGCTCGATTATTTCAGCCAGGCGGAGTTTATCGGCGTATGAGGCTTTCTTGAGAAGGATCTTTACGAGATTGACGTAATAGTCATGGGGTAAGTTTGTCATGGTGATAGTTCCCTTAAAGGTTAAGGATACTCACCACCGTCTGGTTCCAATCATTGGGTGGTGAGACGTACAGGGTTGGAACTACCGGTCACCATGGAATCCGGCGAGTCTTACGACTCCCCCGCACGCCCCACCATAATTTGGGTGTAGCAGTGCTTTACGCATAAAAAAACCGCTAACGCGGTATGCGCCATGATGATTATCGGGGTTCCAATCCCGACGCCAGATTTTGCTGGCGTGTGAGGAATATAGCCCCGAATAAATCATCACGTCAATCACCTTGTTTTCCTCGCACGATGTCTTAGCCACCGGATATCCCACAGGTGAGCCGTGTAATTGAAGGTTTTTACGTCAGATTCTTTTGGGATTGGCTTGGGTTTATTTCTGGAGCGTTTCGTTGGAAGGTATTTGCAGTTTTCGCAGATTATGTCGGTGAAACTTCGTCGCTGTCGTCTCATGCCGCCCTGTCTCCCCATCGCGCTTTCCATTCGAGAGCCAGTCGCGCTTCGTCTGACCACTTAACGCCACGCTCTGTACCGAATGCCTGTATAAGCTCTAATAGCTCCGCAAATTCGCTTACACGCATCCTGCTGGTTGACTGGCCTATTACCACAAAGCCATTCCCGGCAAGGTTAGGAACAACGTCCTGCTGCTTTAATGCTGCGGTAAACACACACTTCCAGCTTTCTGCATCCAGCCAGCGCCCATGCCATTCAACCTGACGAGAGACGTCACCAAGGCAAGCCCAAAGCTTTCGATTCTGGTCTAAGCTGCGGTTGCGTTCCTGAATGCTTACTACGATTGGTTTGGTTGGGTCTGGAAGGATTTGCTGGATAGCTTGAATGGCGTTCTGCTGATGGATGGGGCTTCTTAGTTCAAATGTTAGTTTCCTCATCACCCTTAATCCTCTCGAAGTTCTTCTCGAAGTTTTTGGTGTCGAACACTGACCACCGACCATTATGAATGGCGTATGCACAGGTCTTGTTTTCGTCCTGATAAACTACCCTTACCTTGCGATAAAACCGTGGCTTAATCTCTCTGAATATTTGCTCGCTCATGCTCACTCCTTCACTTTAAATCCAGACTCCGGATTATTCTGTTGCGCTGAAACTCATTGTTGAGTCTGAACAACCGCCGAAGAACACGGTCACGCGGATAGCGTCGTGCGGCAGGTGAATGCTCATACAACTCATCAAGCGGCAAACTGGACGATGAACGATACCGATACCAACGCGCCAACTCTTCACGAAAATTAGCCCTGACAAGCTCAGCTATCGTACTCATTTCTTAAATCCTCCAATTACTCTCCCCCAAATAAAAAGGCCTGCGATTACCAGCAGGCCTGTTATTAGCTCAGTGATGTAGATGGCCATTTAATACTCCGTCACGTTTTCCTGTCGCCACGCCTCGTCATATTCCGATTTCGGCATATTGGCGATGTAGCTATATGGCGATCCTGATTCAAGTTGCAGGAACTGGTGCGATTGCTCGTCAAGGAACAACGGGACACCACCTTCCCAACCTTCGCCGTTACGTTGTTTTTCAAGCATCAAAACAGATGCAGGAGACGCCAGTAGCTGTTCGTCCTTCTCTGACATCTTTTCACCACTCTGAACTCTCTGTAACGCTCTCTCGCGAGCCTTGTTACGCCAGATGATGAAAAGGTTGTCTGTCAGGTCTGTTATCGCTCCAGAGCCTTTTACGTCCATTTTCCCGGTTGGTTTTTCTTCGCTGTCTCCTTTTCGCGAGTGAGTAACGAGAATGACGTGGGAGTTTGTTTTGTTTTTGAAGTCGCAAATCGAGTCAACAAACGCCTTCTGCCCGTTATAGTCATCGTCGCCTATGCCACATTTCATCAGGCTGTCGATGATGAATAACTGGATCCCGTATCGGCGGCGAGCGTAGTCGAATATTTCGATCAGCCTGTCGGCTTTCGCCGTTCCGGTCAGGCCAAACACCCAAAGTCTTTCGTCATAAAATTTAAATGCAGAGTCAATTTCCAGCACTGGCGGCATCTTGCAGCACGTCGCCTGACGGGTAAGGCGCTTAAGGAGAATACCAGGCTTCAGCTCAAGTGACGCGATGCACGTCTTCACACCCTGACGCATTGCCTCAAGTGCCATATGCCCGACAACCTCCGTTTTTCCGTGACCGTTCACCCCATTGACCAGCGTCAACTCTGCCTCACGGAACTGGAATTTATCTGCCAGAGATTCCCACGGTGGATTAAACAGATACTGCTGCTTGCCGTAGAAAGCGTTGATAGTGTCCTGGTAAAACTCTCGCGCGCTGTAGAGTTCTTCAGGATCGAAGTAGGATGCCGTGCCGATGTACTGCCAGATTTCATCCTCGGTAACACCGTTCATCAGGCATTCGTTGATGTCTTTGTACGGCAGAGTAACAAGACGGCAACGATGTTCACCGAGTCGGCTTGCGATTTCCCTTGCGGCTTCACGACCAACATCATCAACGTCCATCGAGATGAATATTTCCTCAAACCTGTCGAGGTTGTGATACTCAAACTCAATCCACTGTTGCTTAGCGCCTTTCCCGCCACCAAACGGCACGGATAACGCCGAGATGCCGTATTGCGCATAGCTCATACAATCAATTTCGCCTTCGCAAAGCACAACCGCCCTCACGCCAGCGTCCAGAGCCTGCCATCCGAACAGGCAAGGTTCGCAATCACCTTCTGCCATAATGACTTTCTTCCCGTCCGGGCGCTCAGTGCTGATTCGCTTGACCTGCAACAACTCACCATCGCGTTTGTACGGAATCACCAGAGCATCCAGTTCCCGCTCTCCATTCCACACCTTGCCGCTGACAACCTCGTAGCGCTTTACGATTTCTGGCGATATGCCACGCGATTGCAGGTACTCAAGATGGGATTCTGTTCTGGTAACGTAGCGGGCGATTTTCTTGCGATCAGGTCTGGAGAATTTCTTCTCACGTCTGGCATCGAAATGGTGATCGTCATCCTTGATACCGAGAAATGCTTTCGCTTCCTGCATAGCCTGATGCAGGTTAATTCCACGACATGCCATCCACAAATCAAGCATGTCACCGCCGTCTCCCTCAGCGAAATCAGCCCATTTTTTCTTGCCGCTAAGGTTGACCTTAAGGCTGTTTCCCTTGTCACCGTTGATGTTACCGGCAACCCACTCATGCCCCTCTTTCTTGCCATTTGGCAACAGGTGCGGAGCCACACTGTCAACCTGCGCCCAAAGCAGGTCGCTAAGTTCACTTGGCCTCATGATTCCCTCAGATTGAGATTTTTAAACCAGAAATCGACAAACGAAATACTTAACCAGCCGTGGTTATAACCAGCGACCAGTAGCGATTTGATTTTTGATTTCATGGTTCACCTGTCGAAAAACACGTAGCCAGTTTTCGATACGGTGATTGCGGATGATGGTTTGGATTGTGGTTGAATAGTTTCTGGCTTCTCGTCGTTCCAGCGCTGACCGTTCAGGTAGCTCGATGGTAACAACCTGTCGAATCCGAACTGCTTACCATTCCTGCATGCGATGTCTTCTGCCAGCATCGTGGCAAACTCGCTTGCCGTACCCCTGGTAGTTTTACGCCATTCCCTGAACTGTGTTCTGAATGCCGAAGCTGCGTTTTTTTTCCCGGCTTTCCGCATGCCTGCACACCAGAATATTTCCTCGAATGCCTTGTCGGTTTCTTCGTGACGGTCAGATGATTTTTCACACTCCGTCCGAACACTTTCGGACATAGTGTTTTTATTATTTCTTTTTTCTTTTGTAATAGTTTCTTTTGTGTGTCCCTGTTTTGGTGACAGCGCTGTCACCGTTTTGGTGACACTTTTTGTCACCAATGCAGTGACATTATCACCAGAGTAGTGACACCCTTCGATTTGCCATTCCTCGATGTTCTTGTTAGGCCCGATTTGCTGGCCTTCGCGAAGGATTACCTTCATCGCGATAAGCTCATTCTTGGCCTTGTTTACCTTCTGTCTTGGCAGCCTGGTAATTTGAGCTAACTGACTATCAGAGATGCGATCCATCTTTTTACCGTATCCGTATGTTTTACGGCATATGGCGTGGGCAACCTTACTCTGATTTTTTGTTAAATCTGCGCCGATAAGCTCTTCATACAGGGCATTTGCAAGACGGGTATAACCATCTTCAACTTCTGCCACACGACGCTCCACAGGCCGTTGTGAAGGCCTTAAATGTGTTACGGTTGCAAGATTACTCATGACCTTTCTCCTTCTGCATCAGCTTCACTTTTTCCAACTCAGCCCGGAATCGACCAGACTGCTTGAAGCTGGACAGGAAGCGATCACGTAGTATGTGTTTGTGAATTTTGTCCTGGTAAGGACTGAGTTGTTTTGTCATAATTACTCCTGTGGATTGATCCAGTAATTCCCTCAGAACTCCATCTGGATTTGTTCAGAACGCTCGGTCTTGCACACCGGGCGTTTTTTATTGGTGAGTCCATCAAGCGCATACTTAAAAGCCCTGCTAATCGGACTGATGTCTGATGCCATTCCGAAAGCACACAAGACCGAAGCAATAAATCTCCAGTCCGTTCTGCTTATCTTCGATTCATGACAGCCAATCATCTTTGCCAGACCGCGCTGGGTAATAGCTGACAGATTGATAAGTAAATCTGTTTCTGCGCGATCAACGTCACGCTGTGATAGTTTGCTGTAACTTGTTCTTTCCATTTCTTAAGATTTCCAATAGTGAATAGTTAGTTGAAAGGTATGCGTGGAAACGCATATGGCCTTAGTTGGTCAGATATCTTGGAACTCGCTTTTCAGCGACGTAGGACGAATGTCCGTTGTTACAAAGAGCGGATCCGCTTATTAAGCGGCTTTGTGTTCCGGCGGGAACACGTCATCAAGACTGACTTTTGCGCCTAACTTGTTTAGGCACGCAACAAGAGCACGGCATGTTTTAAGGTCTGGGAAGCGACGACCAGATTCCCAATGTCCGATAGCTCCCTGTGTGCATCCAACTGCCTTAGCAAGTGTTGTTTGAGAGATATTCAGTGACTCTCGATATTTTCGTAGGTTGCTCATATGCCCTCCATAGTAAACACGAATAAAAAAATACAATATGTACTTTGCGAATACAAGTAAAAATACACATTGTGCATGGATGGTTCCAGTACAGAGCGTAATAATAAGGACATGAAAATGAAATGGTATGAACTGGCTAGATCCAGAATGAAAGAGCTCGGCATAACTCAAGAGAAGTTAGCCGAAGAGCTAGGTATGACGCAGGGTGGGATTGGACACTGGTTGCGCGGATCTCGTCATCCATCTCTTAGTGATATTGGTGTGGTGTTTAAATACCTTGGTATTGATAACATATCATTCAACCACGACGGGACATTTTCACCTGTTGGCGAATACTCATCGGCCCCAGTTAAAAAACAATATGAGTACCCTGTTTTTTCTCATGTTCAGGCTGGGATGTTCTCTCCAGAACTCAGAACCTTTACCAAAGGCGATGCGGAGAGATTGGTAAGCACAACCAAAAAAGCCAGTGACTCTGCATTCTGGCTTGAGGTTGAAGGTAACTCAATGACCGCACCAACAGGTTCCAAACCCAGCTTTCCTGACGGGATGTTAATTCTGGTTGACCCTGAGCAAGCTGTTGAGCCCGGCGATTTCTGCATAGCCAGACTTGGTGGTGATGAATTTACCTTCAAGAAACTGATCAGGGATAGCGGTCAGGTGTTTCTACAGCCACTAAACCCACAATACCCAATGATCCCATGCAATGAGAGTTGTTCCGTTGTGGGGAAAGTTATCGCCAGCCAATGGCCTGAAGAGACGTTTGGGTGATGAAACCACTTTTATCTACAATTTACAGGGCGGTAAACATTGGCAAAAATAGATGATTATCAGCCAAGCCAAGTAGAAGTTGATAAAGTACTTTATTGTAAAAAAATAGTTAACTTTTCTGGCGTTAAATGGAAACAGAAACCAAGTCGCTCTGATATGTGGCTACAAGCCCATATCATCCCCTTGGATGAGGATTGTATACCTATACAAGGGCTAAAGTTTGAACTGAAATGGAAACCAGATCAGGATTCAGAACCTGATGACCCGATTTCTTACCCTAAAATAAATATTATTGCTTTCTATCATAACAAGAGGGTTTTCGCGGTAGATACCTATCACTTTGACAAACACACGAATAGTTACAAGGTCGATCATCCGAAGTACCAAGATATCATTTACGGTGCTCACTACCATGTATACTATGAAGAAGCTGGATACTATAGTGATAGAATAGCGTTTCCAATCGAAGATGACATAAACCCAGATGACCTGGTAGGGTATTGGAATTACTTCTGTAAACATCTGAACATAACTTACTCTGGGAGAATACCTTTACCGCTTGAAGATGAGTCGGGGCAAATGGGGTTTGGAATATGATGTGCTCAACAGTGATCTCACAACTAGGTTTCGAATGCCATCCAATAGGCAAGACCTTGAGAATTATCAGTCCATTCACTTACTGTGATGATGGAGAGCATGTCGGTGCCTTTATCCGTGAAGTCAATGGTAGGTATTTAGTTAGTGACAGATGCGATGCCTTAATGAATATGGAGGCAAGAGGGATCTCGCTTACCAAAAAACGACTTGATGAGATACGACAATTACTGCTTAAAGAAGGCGCAGAACTCAATGCTCGAGGAGAAATCATTGCTTGGGCAACAGAAAAGGATGTCGGTGCGATTACATCGAACATAATTAGAGCTGGTATACTCGCATCAACTTTGTCGTTAGACTGGTATCAGCCAGTTCAAGCTGAAAAGTTTGAAAGTATGGTTATTGATTATCTATATCACACAGAGCTTAGAGACGCACTTTCTCTTCGTGAAAACGTATATGGCTTGAGTGGACATCAAATTACCGTCCCTGTAACAATAAAAACCGACATACCTAAATACGTTTTTACATCAAGCGTGAAACACGGAGGAAGCTGGAATAGTGCTTACTCATTGCTTGGGAAACTAATTGATCTTAAAGCTTCAAGTGAGGAGTATAACAACAGATTTGTTGTTATAGACAGCGAAGCAATTGGTGATCAAATGCAACAACTCTCCTTACTCTTCCATGAATCAAGCCAAGTTCTACCATTCTCCAAAAGAGAGACTTGGGTTAAGAGACTTGCAGCATAATACAACCCGGCCTCAGCGCCGGGTTTTCTTTGCCTCACGTTCGCCCACCTAAAAACACATAACCAATTATATTTATTGAAAAATAAATAGATGCAACCCACTAAACCACGCAATTCTGATCTCTCCTTACATCGCCGAGGCAATACATCCACGCTAAAAAACAACACTATTAAATACAAAGCGTTATAAAAAACCACGCCAACTTACAACAAATTGTATTGATCTTGTAAAGTACATATCGTACTATTTAACCGTCAGCAGGACGCTGGAAGCCAAATGGAACAGACTGGCAGGCTCTTTAAACAACGTCGACTCTCGACTACGTGGCTGAAAAGCCAGATCACCCAACCACATAAGCTGTGGGATGCAATGCCGAAGCAACCGTCTCAGGAGGAGCTTCGAGATTGCATCGCCAAAGTTTATTCGGGAGGAATCCATGTCCAGAAAAACAGAATTTAAAGGCACCGCAGCTTCTCGCCGTAGAGCTCGTCGCGCAAATCTGCAAAGTCAGGAGGCGATCAGCTCCGACAAGCTACACAGGCCAACCCCTTCACGAGTGGTCTTGCAATGCAAGCGCAAACCAGCAATGAGAGCAGAAGTTATAACTCTGACAACGTTGACCAGAAAATATGAAGGTTCAACTTGTCTTCCAAACGTAGCCATTTACGCAGCAGGATACCGGAAATCAAAACAACTGACGGCGAGATGACTTGTGTTGGTCGCCAGAAAATGAAATTAGGCAGCAAACCACTTATTTGAGGTGAGATATGACAAAATCATGGAGCGTACCTTTTCCTGAATCAGAAACTGAACATGATGGAATGCCTGTTTTCTGGAGATTCCAGGCGACAGTTGAAGAAGATGGGATAAAAATATTCGCACTTCAATATATAGCTTTTCATCAGACAGAGCATTATGCATGGTTGGTTCCTGCGCATTGGATTGTTAATTTTAAACCAGCACCAAATCAGTGGTTACAGGAATGGAAACAAAGGAGAAATAGATATGCAATTAAGAAAGTAGCAAAAAATGCAGAAAGATCTTTTGCATTCCCAACGAAGAAACTTGCCATTGAGAGTTTATTGCGCCGGAAGAAATACCATTTAATGAGAATCAAACAAGATTTGGCTGTTGTATCAACTCTTGTTGATGGGATGAAGAATATTGATACATCAACACCAGATATTGAATATAACTTTGGACACAACCAAGAAACAGAAAACTGGGTGTTTTATTAG